GAGAGACTTGAATTTGCTTCAAGATAGCAAGATAGCAAGATAGTCTAGACACTGAATTTCAGGAGGCCCTAAGGGCCTCTTTTTTTGTGTCTGGGGAATTTCAAAACTCTATCTACTATCTTGCTATCTACTATCTGGTATTAATTTCAATGAGTTAAGAGATATATTGAGAATATATTGAACTATATTGAGAACTGTATTTACAATAGATAGTTATTTATGCAATACTATTTGAAGAAACATAGGAGTGAACGCAATGTTTGAGATTGAGCGGGCAGCAGATGGCGCATCCCGTCCTAAACACAAGCCTCGGCTTCGGTGGCCTTGGAAGGAAATGAAACCGGGCGACGTGGTGAAAATTAGCGACCCTGATATGGCCCCCAAAGCGCAAGTTAACTGTCACGTATACGGGCGAACGGCTGGGATGCGATTTTCGACACGGACCATTAACGGCGTTTTGCACGTCGAGAGGGTAGAATAGCATCCCTACACATTACGGCCATGGCGCAAACCCAACCGGGCCGCCCAAGCAAAACGCGCATTTGGCGCAAGTCATAAAAATGGAGAAAAAAACATGACAGCAATCAACACACGCGAGGGGCTGGCAGCGATGCGTGCCCGCATGGCCCAAGGATCCGCACAGAGCGCGCAGGAGAAGCGTCTTGCGAATTTTCGGCCCTACCCTGCCCCTGACAAAGATGGGCGCCTGTCGGCGCTCTACGCGGCGCTGTGCGGATTTATCGTCGGCGCGGCTGTGGTGGCCTTGCTTCTGCGGGGGGTGGTGGCATGAGATCCTTGCACGACATCACACACAACGAGAAAACTGTCTCTGATCTTTTGCGATTGCACGGTATGTGGATGTGGAGCGAGACCGGCGGAGAGCGGGCTGAGCTGCGCGGAGCTGATCTGTGCCATGCTGATCTGCGCGGGGCTGATCTGCGCGGGGCTGATCTGCGCGGGGCTCATCTGCGATGGGCTGATCTGCGCTAGGCCAATCTGCACGAGGCTAATCTGCGATGGGCTGATCTGCACGAGGCTGATCTGCGCGGGACTAATCTGCGATGGGCTGATCTGCACGAGGCTGATCTGCGCGGGACTAATCTGCGATGGGCTGATCTGCACGAGGCTGATCTGCGCGGGACTAATCTGCGCAAGGCCAATCTGCACGAGGCTAATCTGTTGGGCGTCGTGGGTAATATGCGCGAAATAAAATCGGCGCAATTTGACAAATGGACACTGACATGGACGCAATCCCCAGATGGCGTCCATTGGCTCCAAATCGGATGTAAACGCCACACGCTCGAGGAATGGCGAGACGCCAGCGACTTATGGATTGACGATATGGATGAGGACGCATTGGAATGGTGGCACAAACACCGCGACACCGTTCTGGGCCTTGTCAAAGCAAGCCCCGCAACACCATGGGGGGGAGCACAATGACCCGCACTGAGATCCGCGCAACGCTTTCCGCTGTCGACGGCCTATCCGTGGCCGAGGATCGGGCCACGATCCTGTCACGCCTCATTGAACGCGGCGCGCACTTCGACACCATCGGCGCAGGCGTGGCGGCAACCATCACCCTGCACGATATCCGCGCCATTGGTCCAGATCGGGCGACGGCAGCGGCGAATTGGATCTTGGCCGCGCAGGCAGCACTAGACGCATTGGAGGAACTGGAATGAGTAAATAAAATCGTGACGCGTTACTTTTTTGCTTGCGCTAGGTAACGCGTTACGGTATGTTGGTCTCAAGGGGGCGATGGTCGCAACCCCAACGGAGGTTCTAGACATGACAAGCAATGAAATCAGCGCTAAGAAAGCACGCCGCAACAATGAGGCGGCTTTGAACGCTTTCATCGGCAAGAAGGCCGAGATCGACAAAATGCTGGCGCGCTTAACAAGCCTCAGCGACGACCACTTCAACGCTCACCCCGACGAGACCAATTGGGGCCATGTCGGCACCCTTGAGCATTACGCCAGCCTCCTGAAGCGCATCACCGACAGCGCATTCGGCGAAGGCGAACACGAGGAGTAAGCCCAATGACTTACCGTCTCGCAAAAAAGCGGACCCTGCAAAAAGCGGGGTTCGTCCATGTATCGGGATGGGTCGCGCAAGAGGACGCGCAGCAGATCCAAGCCACGATTGACGCAGCAAAGCCACAGGTTTTGGTTGCTCTGGAAAACCAAGAAAAGGGAAAAACATGACCGCCGCACAAATCAAGCTGAAAAAAATCACCGACCATTTTTTGCCCAACCTGCACGCCGGAATGCTGCACCGCTGGCACACGCACCCGCACCTTGCAGGAACGGTAGATCGGCTGGACGGGCACCAATCGCGGGTGGCAAAAATCATGCTCAAATTCTGGCCCAATACATCGCGAGAGGCGTTGATTTTGGCATTGACCCACGATGATGGGGAAAGCGAAACGGGGGATATTCCGGGGCCAATTAAAGAAAAATTGCATTGGGCTGCGCGTTGTCAGTTTGAAAAAATTGAGAAGGCGTGTATCGAGGCATTGTGGGCGGAGGCTTTTGGAAAATACGGTCCAATGATTACAGCCACAGAAAGCCGCCGAATTTCTTTTGCTGACAAACTGGACGCTTACATGTGGGCCGAACACCACGCGCCGCACATCATGTGCCAATCCGAATGGCAGGACGCCGCGAAATGGCTGTGCGGTCGGGCACACGATCTAGGCGTGTTCAACATCGTGGAGGGGCAGCAATGAAAACACCATGGACACAGGCGGATACCGCAAGCCTGATTGATATGCGCAACGCCGGGGCAAGCATGGCGGAAATGGCCAAGCGCCTTGGCCGCACGGCGCCATCTGTCAAACACAAGCTGCGCGAGCTGGTCCAAGCGGGCCACATCACGGCATCGGTGGCAAACAGCGCGCGGGATGTAGCTATGAGCCAAGCCCGGGACAATGCGCCGTGGTTCCAACGTTTCAATGCAATCTGCAATCGCCACGGCGTGACCGTCCGCGTGGGCAACCAATCCATGCGAGCGGTGAAAATGCTCACGGCTACGGTTTCCATGCAGCGTATAGACCGCGATGGGCTGGCGGCGTCGCTGGATCTGGCCCTCTACGCCATGTGCAACACCCCACGCGGCGAAGAGGCCATGGAATGGAATATGTGGTATATCGACAAATTTGTGCGCGGCCTTGCTGAGTGCCCACAGGTGACACGCAAAAACGTGTGCGAGGTCTACGAGCGCGTGGATTTTTACCTGAAAAAATACCCCGGCGGGCGCTCTTTCCCAGTGGGCGAGCAAATCCGCAATATCCTGCGCGACCTAGACCCGCCCGAAGGGGTCAAGCGGGTGGAGGTTGTGACGCACACAATCAGTGGCGAAGAGCGGCCCGTGGTGGTATCGCTGCCAATGGCGCCTTGGGAAATGGAGACGCGCGCATGAGCATCAAATCAGACGTTTACGTCGTGAACGTGATCAAATCAGGCGCGGCATTTGCGGTGCGAGAGGACACAGGGGAGGGGGTTTACATCCCACCCGCCATTGCACGATCGGCGGATATTCGGCTTTCCGATTGCGTGGATGCGAGGCTGGTAAAAAACAGGCAGAACAAGGCCAGCGATGGGGGCACACCGTGGCTCATGGTGCGCGGTTTTGTGGTGGAGGACGATTGACGGGGGGAAGTTGTGCGCATTGGGCGTTGACGTGTCAAAGCGCAACGCATAAGATTTAGACACTGCTTTGGAGGCAGAAAACATGAAAACTATTGAAAGTTATAGGGCGTTTATCGCCTCAAAGGCGCAAGGCGTGCATGTGCATGGATTTTCGCCGGGATCGCTTAACCCACACATGAAAGAGCACCAAGCTGCATCTGTTGATTTTGCGTTGACCCGTGGATCTGCTGCGCTGTTTTTGGATACTGGCCTTGGGAAAAGCCTTTGCGAACTAGAGTGGGCGCGGCAAGTGTCTGAGCACACAAGTAAGCCTGTGCTTATTTTAACGCCACTCGCTGTTGCCGCGCAGATGGTCCGAGAAGGCGCAAAGTTTGGCATTGATGCAACACAAATACGCGATGCATCTGATGTGAAAATCGGCGTAAACGTCACAAACTACGAGCGATTGCCGAAGTTGGATGCCAGCGTTTTCGGCGGCGTCGTTCTGGACGAAAGCAGCATCCTAAAATCATTTGCAGGCAGAACGCGCAACATGCTGATGGATGCATTCAAAGATTGCCCATTCAAACTGGCCGCAACGGCAACGCCATCGCCCAACGACCATATGGAATTGGGAAACCATGCAGAATTCCTTGGCGTCATGCGCCAGCAAGAAATGCTTTCAAAGTGGTTTATCAATGATACCAGCACAGCAAGCCAAGACTGGCGGCTCAAAGGGCACGCCGTTGAGGACTTTTGGTCGTGGGTCGCGTCGTGGTCACGGTGCGCAACTGTTCCATCTGACCTTGGGGGGGATGATACGGGTTACATCTTGCCTGATATTGATCGAAGGCTGCACCAGGTTGAGGCCGACCGGCAAAGCGATACGCAGGGGATGCTGTTCAGGATTCCAGAGCTGTCAGCAACATCATTCCACAAAGAGAAAAGACTGACACTTGATGCGCGATGCGAATTGGCGGCGCAACTTGCCACACACGACAAGCCCGTGACCGTTTGGTGTGAAACAAACGACGAAAGCGCGATGCTCGCCAAATTGATACCAGACGCACGCGAAGTGCGCGGCGACATGAAGCCAGAAGAAAAAGAACGCGCCTTGCTTGGGTTCGCTGATGGTGATTTTCGCGTTATGATAACAAAACCCAAGCTGGCTGGTTTTGGATTGAATTGGCAGCATTGTGCGCACGCCGTGTTTGCCTCAATATCTTTTAGCTACGAACAGCACTATCAGGCTGTTCGGCGCTCACATCGGTTTGGCCAAACTGGGCATGTGCGCAATGATATTGTGATTGCCGACACAGAGGCGGCAATCTGGAAGGCCATACACGAAAAGTCAGAAAAACATGCTGAGATGAAGCGCAAAATGTCATCTGCAATGATGCGTGCGCAAAAGTCTGCAAGCACAAGAGTGAAATACAATCGGCCACTAGATTTGGCCTTTCCAGAATGGATCAAAGGGGAAAAAGCATGAAACATCCAGAGTATAGCGGCGAAGGCTGGGCAATCCACGCAGAAACCGATTGCATTGAGGGTATGCACGCCATGCCAGAAAACAGCGTTGATTGCATGATCACATCCGTGCCTTTCGGAGATCTGTTTGTGTATTCTGATAGTGAGCGCGACCTCGGCAACGCCGGGGAAGGCGAGGCATTTCTGGAGCAATACAGCTTCTTTGCCGACGCATTGACACGCGTCATGAAGCCGGGGCGCATCGCGTGCGTTCATTGCACAGACCTACCTATGCGCAAAGGAAAGCACGGCGCCATTGGGATGCAGGACTTTTCCGGCGATTTAATCAAGGCACACACAGACGCGGGAATGATCTATCACGGGCGGGCAACGATCTGGAAAGATCCAGTTGTTGAAATGCAGCGAACAAAGGCCGTGGGCCTGCTCTACAAACAGATCCGCAAAGACAGCGCCATGAACCGCGTTGGAATGCCTGACTACATGTTGTTTTTCCGTGCCCCGGGTGAAAACACCAGCCGCATTGACCATTGCGCGCCCGGCGACACAAAAGAGGCATTGCGGATCGCGCGCCAATGGCTGACCGATTTGCGCCATCAAGGACTATGCGCGCAAGTGCCCGATGATGACGTATTGGCCGATCTGATGGAGGAGGCGCAATTCGATGTCATGGAGTGGCAGAGACTTGCAAGCCCAGTGTGGATGGATATTCAGCAAGGGAATGTTTTGCGCAATTTCCGAAAGGCAAAAGGCGCTAATGACGAAAAGCACGTATGCCCGTTGCAGCTCGATGTCATACGCAAATGCCTGAGGCTCTACACCAAGCCCGGAGACGTTGTAATGGACCCATTCAATGGTATCGGATCGACGGGATATGAGGCGGTCAAGGCGCGCAGAAAATACATTGGATTTGAGTTGAAGCGCGAATATGCCGAACAAGCAAACATCAACTTGCAAGACGCAGCACAGCATGGATCAGATCTATTTGCATAATTGACCCCACGCCCCCACGGGCTATCATACCCCCTGCGCGGATAACCTGCGCATAATGAAACCGCTGGCAGAGGCCCCGTCACGAAAATGTGGCGGGGCTTTTGCTATGATGCGCGGTGTGGTATGATGGCAACATGCAGAAAAGCAAAGCACGATCTACATCCGCAGAAAAATATCGGCGGCTTTACAGCCAAAAAGCGTGGGCCACGTTGCGCAAACAGATCCTATTGCGCGACCTATATACCTGCCAATCGTGCAAGGTCCCACTGACAACCGGGCGCAGCGACCCTAGATCAGCAGTGGTGAACCACATAAAGCCACACAAGGGCGCGCTTTATTTGTTCTACAATCCAAACAACCTGCAAGCCGTGTGCAAGGAATGCCATGACGGGCGCATTCAGGCCATGGAGAGGGGCGGCACATCGCCCATTGGCCTAGATGGCTGGCCAGTGGATGAATAGGGGGGTGGGTCCAATTCTCAAAAAGATGCGACAAGACACCGGCGGGGGTATTTCCCT